CCATTCACCGGAGTTGCGCCACCTAGATACACTCCTTGATACAAGGTATCAAATTCGCAATTGGAAAATGTAATGCCTTCGACTTGTTGTTGAGTGTTGGTGCCGTATGTAAACCCTTTGAAATTACAATTTTCAAAAGTCACATGATTTGAAACCAATGTGGTTGTACTGGCCCAACGAACAGCCGCGATATCATCTGTTGACACAGTCAATGTACTTGTGGTCAACGGTCCTTGAAACCCAACATTAGTAAATGCGCAATCGTGCGCACGTTCAATCAACAGCCCGTCCATGATCTGATTGGTAATAAGATTCATGTTGGTGATCAAAATGTTCTGTGGCTCGTTTGGACTCACAATGTTAACACCGGTCTGTTGTGTGCTACTGGCTGTTTGCATTATGTAATCTGGCAAGCCATTGGCTGCACCAGTGGATATGTTTCCCCAATAGTATTGTCCGCCAACTTGATCAGTGAGACCAGTGCCTGCCGGCACTGCAAAGTTTGAACGGTAATACAATGCGCCTGACTTGACCAACACACCAGCAGCATAGGCCACTGTGTTGGTCCAGGTGGCCACAAAGAAATTTAAAATACTGCTCTGTGGGCCTTCACCATACAGCATGGCATATGGAGGCACCAGGATGGTGTCCGTAATCAAATAACTGCCAGCAGGGAAAAACAAACTTCTTCGAGTTTGTGGATTTGCTTGAACACAATACAATTGATAGAGAGCGCGGTTGATGGCCGCTGTATCGTCTGTGACACCATCCCCAGTTGCACCAAAATCAGTGACCACACAATAGCTGTCTAATCTGTTTTGCAAACTTTGACCTACTGGAGATCCAACTGTGATTCCAGTTTGAACTGTGTACCCAGCGGCCGCGCCCTGATAGGTGTAGGCTGTTTGAGTTGCAAGAATGTCTGAATATTCTGTAAGAATTTCCACATTATTGCGTTCATCCGGAGAACCTTCAGCTAGTGTTCCGGGTCCAATATACAATTGGCGTGTGTCCACTGCCCAGCCAAGTTCGGCCGGTGCCAATGGTTGCGGAAGATCTTCTTCGAGACCTTTGCGGTTGGTTATTCTTGAGATTTGTACAATTGCCACAGTGTGATTCCTTGAGGTATCACATATTTAGCATGTAATACTGTTCGACCTTTTTCCACCACATGGTACGATACTTTTCAAATTCTGCACCTTCTAGTACAAATTCCTGGTATTTGGGCTGACCTACAATATTGTGTTGCTCATCCAGATCAGGCTTGACACACATCAAAATAACACCTTTTCGTATCTTTGTGCCATGCAGTTCATTGTGTGCTTCTGCGTATGCACACAATTGAACAAAGTAATCGTCGATCCATTCGCGTTTTTTAGGCTTGTTGGTCTGCTTGTAGTCCAGTATGCTTTCTTCGTTTAGGTGTATACCCGCACCGTCTGTTGTGCCTGCATACACTTTGGGGAAATAAAGTGGTACTTCAATCCCCCAAAACTCTGATACATTTTTTAAACCCTTGTCGACCACTTCTTCTGCCATGATATGGCTGGGCCAACTGAAGGGATTTGATCCACGAGGGGGAATAGCACCTTCTCGAATGTACTTTTCAAGATAAGTGTGCATTCTGGTGCCACGATTGGCAGCTTCTGTTGTGATAGCTTGTGCTCGTTCTGCCCCCACTGCTCGCCGCCAGTTGTGCAAGGCAGCCTTGCTTTCTTCACTTTTGGTTTTGTCTAATATTGTAGTCACACTAGGCAGTTTGTTGCCATCTGGCGTGGCATAAAATCGTTTGCCATCTACAGTAACTCTGGGAATAGATTGATAATCAAATTTTGGATTGTACAAATTAAACTCTAAAACTTTCACCGCAACCACAGCGATCGCGTTCATTGGGATTGATAAATTCAAAGCCTTCGTTGAGGCCTTGACGCACATAGTCTACAGTAACACCATTAAGATACACTTCATTTTTCTTATCGACCAGCACTACAAAATCCTGTTGAGCATAGTTAATGTCAAATTCCGAAGGGATTTTGTATTCTTGTACATATTCTAACACATATGCCAAGCCAGAGCAACCTGTAGTTTTAACGCCAAGTCGAATGCCAGCATAGTTTTTGGCCTGCAGGAGTCGTTTTACTTTGGTGTAGGCGCGATCAGTTAGAGAGATCATGCTTTTTTCTGTAGTCCTCTACAGCGGCCTTTATAGCATCTTCAGCAAGAATAGAACAATGAATCTTGACTGGTGGCAATGCGAGTTCTTGAGCAATCTCTGAATTTTTAAGAGCTGCGGCTTCGTCAAGCGTTCGTCCTTTAACCCACTCGGTAACAAGAGAGGATGAGGCAATCGCACTTCCGCATCCGTATGTTTTGAACCTTGCGTCTGTGATGATGCCATCTTGAACTTTAATTTGTAGTTTCATTACATCGCCGCAGGCCGGCGCACCAACCATGCCAGTGCCAACGTCTTCGTCGTCCTTGGCAAAGCTACCCACGTTGCGTGGGTTTTCATAATGATCAATAACCTGCTGACTGTAAGCCATATAATTTTGTTTCCTCTATCCAACCTATCAAACATTCTGACCCGTATTTCTGTTTGAACTTGTTTATAGCTTCAAATTGATTTGGTGCTGCTGCCGTGGCAACGTACTGTTTCAACACACCGATGTTATCGGTGTATTTGATATAGGCTTTCCAATGTTTTATTGGCAAAATGAGTTTTTTCATACGGGCCTCCTACAGCATAGTATACTATATTTAACACCAGGTGTCAACAGTTAGTTGACTGGGTTACATTGGCCGTTTCATGGCTGATTTAGCCATTTTGTTTACCACTTGTTGACTTTGTTGTACTGACAGTTTTTCTGGACCAATGCCGGCACCTTTGAATGTGACCATCCCAGAATTTGGATCCAATGGCTCTAACACGCCACTTAGTGGTGGTTGGCTTATGATGTCGCCAAGATTTTGACTGGTAATAGGAATGCCTAAACTTTGAGCAGCCGAGATAAAAGCCGTTTGGCTGATTTGTTTTTGAGCATTAGTGTCGTCTGCTCGACCTGCCAAGAAGTTGACCAACCCTACTAACTTGTTAGGGTCGGCTCCGGCATTGGACTGATCAACTTCAACGATTCTCATTATCTCTTGGCGCGACCAAGTGCGGCAGGTGGAACAGGTGCTGGCTCTTCAGTGGGAAGTGCAAGATCATCTCCAGCCATGTCAGCAGCAGCGTCTAGGTCATCCATGCCAGCAGCAGCCATATCACCAGCAGGCGAAGGTGCACCGCCCATGGCAGCCATGCCAGCGTCAGGTGGAGGTGTTGTACCAGTTACCACACCAAGTGCTTGATCCAGTTGTTGTTTGGCTCCTTGGAGATTTTGTACCAAGCCTGTGAGTGCGGCTGTGGCATCTGTGTTGAATTGAGCAGCTTGATCAATTCCCACTTGATTCTTGATTGAATCAACTAGAGCAGGCAGTTCTTTAAATTGCATTTCGCTGGCATCTTCCAACATTGATTGCATTTTGTCAACCATGTCTTGTGCAGCCAACACCACTTGGGCTTGTTGAACTTCAGATTCTTTCAACATACGATACGCATTACGCAGTCGGTTTTCTGCTTGCATGAGAGCAGCACCAGCAACCATCTTTTGCTCGTCAGGTGTAAGACTTTGTCCCTTTGAAGCTTTTTGCAGTGCATTTGCAATTTTAGGATCTTTAAACTTTTGAATGTTCTTGGTCATTGTGCCAGCAGCTTGTGCAGCAGTAGGAGCGCCTGGTGCAGCTGGAGCAGCTGGAGCAGCAGGCATCATGTCTTCTCTAATTCTAGCAGTTAGTGCCTGTTCCATCATCAACAGCTTGAGATAAGCTGGATTGCGTTCGCTTTGATGGAACGAAGGTTGACGACGAGTTTCGCCTAGTACGCCACGCACACGCTTCAACATCTGTTGAGCTTGTTGGCCAGTAATTTGGTCAAACTTCATGCGTGAGCCAAAATAGCTTTCGAATACACGAGCTATTTGTTTAGTTGGCTTGGTTGCCGCTAGTTCTTGCAGTTTCATTTTGGAATCCCCTAAGTTGTATATATTTAGCCGAAATTAAACATTTTTCAAGTTCCTGATCTACCAAGGCATGTTGTTGAACCTTGGGTTGTAGCTTGGTCAACACCACTTCGTTAAATCCGTTGTCTCGGCTGCGATCGGCCATTTGTCGTCTACAGTATATGTCTGCTGACAGTGTTTGTTTTTTAGTGTCTAAAGTTTTGATGCTTTGTGCTAGGCTCAACTGATTGTGATTGTCGGCCACACACCAGCTGATGGCTGTGCGTTTGTTGCTGAAAGTACCTGCCAAATCATTGCCTGGCGTGTATACTTCAACTGACTGATCTGCTGGGCGCAAATGGTACTTACCAAATGCCACATAGCCGCCTGAGTTGTCATTCACAATCATGGTATGCCAATTGCGGCGAACTTCACGCTCGGCCCAGCGTTCTAATTTTTGTTCTCGGGTCATACTTTGATCAAATGCGCGGCTGCCCAGCCTAACGCACCCACAAGGGCAGCAATTATGCCCACGCCCCAACTGATCATTCTATCGTTGTTTTTGGTATTAGTGGCTTGCAACATGCCACGAAGTTCGGCTATCACATTGAAAAGAGTAGTGATCTTTTCATCCATGCTTTCTAGCTTGTTTTCTAACAGGCGATACCGCTCAGCACACAATTCTACGTGTGCTTCTAAACTTTTCTTTTCAATATCAGTTGTATCAGCCATTATTTCTCCCGGTCATTTATTTATGGTTTCGAACCATAAGTTTTGTTTAGTGCCACTAATGGTCAAACTGGATTCAATGTTGCCAGCTTCATCTAGACCGACTACCATTGGTATGCCATCACACTCGGTTAGCAACCCATCAAGATTGTCAACATTGTTATTGGTAGAATACACACCTGGTGTTTCTACACTGAATTCAAAACTCCATACTCCATCTGCACATTCGGGTTCTTTCACCACTGTGGGTTGTGCTCGCAGGCTGATCATTTGCATGATGGTTTCCCAATTGCGATGCTGATTCCTAGCACGGTTCCAGTCGGCCATATTGTGTATCAATCGACCTGTGCGATCCGGATACGGCACTTGGCTTGAGCGAAAGTGACCTGTGACACCAGTGCATGTACAGTCAAATAAGGTCCTACATATGATATTCATTCTATGGGTATTTAACACCAAAGAAAAACCCCGGAGTTTTTAATTCCGGGGTCGAAGTTTACACTTTACCTAAGATTAGGTTGTTAGTTTGAAGCCAACGCTTGTGCAGCTATCAAACTGGTTGGTACCGGCTACAGCAGCAGCGTTGGCAGCAGCCAACATGATTGCCGCGCTAGTTGTAGTAGGTGGGTTAGCAGTAGAATCACCAAAAGCGCCTGTTGGGTAGATAGCAACTGACAAAGCAGTGCCGTCAACTTGATACATAGCAACTGTTGAAGTTTGCTGGATAGAACGAATTGCGTTAGCAACAAATCCTTGTACAGTACCTTGAGTGTTCATAGTGTTAGCAGCAACCAAACGATAGAAGTCCAGTTTTGGACCTTGTGGTTGAATTGGAACGCCAGCCAATGAAGTGCTAGGAGCCTGTGGGCCGTTACGTGTGTCTAATGCAAATACTGGTTGTGCATCACCGTTTACTGGAGCGAAATATGCCATGATAAAATTCCTTTAAAGTTAATGGTCTCGGTGGACCTGCTTTTATTTAGTCTTTTGGCAAAAATCACGCCTGTTGAGGATTGTTTTGTGCTCGATTTCTAGCAGTAAAATCAAAGCGATTTACTGCTTTGGCATAGCCTGCAGGTGTGGCCATTACCCAACCTTCATGTCCAGGATCTTTCAAATCCAAGTTACGCAAGATGTCCAGCTTCAAGTCATGCAGCAGTATAAACAAGGTAAACGCAGCGGCCAGGCCTTCTGTGTTTGATGCTGGACTTTTCAGATATTCCACAATGTTGGCAAATTTGCGTGGGGTAACTTTGGTCTGCAACCAGTCTCCAAACCCTGCCAGCAAGTTGTCAAAGTTGCCCGACCCAATTCTGTAATTGATGTAGTCCACACACAGCTTGGCCAAGTCTGTGATCTGCATGGCTCGCAATTCAGCAGGATTGAACAGGGTGTCAATCGCAGCACCCTTGCTGCGGCGTATCTGCTTGATTTGTCGGATTATTGCATCTTGTCCCTTGGCTTGCGCAGTATCCTGGGGCACAATGCCTTTGCCGTATATGGGTTCAATCAAGAACAAGCCTGGTACTTCGTTAAAGGACACCCTGCTGAGTGGCTGCTTGGGCTCGCCTTGGTCAGCATACATGGTGTGCATGGCAATGCCTGTGGTGCTGTTGCGAATTCGTTGTCCCAGTGCGCTCTTGGCAGGTATGCGATACTGCACTGTGTTGGGTTTGAACACAAGATTGCCAGCTTCTTCTGTCCAGGGCTGTTGTGGGTAGTACAACAAATCGCCCTTGACATAGCCACGGAAGTTTGTGGGCACAGCCGCTTCCAGTTGTGGCCAAAGATCAGCGTACAGCTGAACCAATTCGCCACGTTCACCTTTACGTGTGCTTTGTATCTGTGCCATCATTCGTGGCGATGTGGCCAGTCCGTCGTAGCCCTTGGCTTCAAATCCTGATCCGTCTGTGAGCACAAACTCTCCGGTGTCGGGCTTGCGACCAAAAATCACAGCGGGTTTGCCATCCCACTTTACACTGGTGGTTTTTTGTGGTGCTTCTGCGGCGTGCTGGATGATGGCCAATGCTTCATCCACGCCACGTGAGCCTTTGCGAAACACAAGATCCTCCAGGTGTTCAATGCCTTTGGCTCTGCCGCCTACACCGGGTTCTTCTGCTTCGTAGATTTGATATGGGTTTGCTTTTTCAGCTTCAATCAAGGGTTGCATGCCTTGATTTACAATTCTGTCACGCAGCTTGGCCAGGAAGTGTACGTCTGTGTTTTCATTCACAGCACCCGGTTCTTGTAAACCTTCTCTGGCTAAATATTCACGGAAGTCTTTGAGTTTGGCGTCACGGTCTCGATCTCGAGCCAGGGCAGCATAAATGCTTTCTACATTCTTGAGATTGTCTCTAGTGGCAGTTGTGCCCAACAGAGTTTTGGCCACATAGTCAGGATCCATACCCCCGTCTACCAGCTGATTGCTGGTGCGACTGAACATGCCATTGGCACCCACTTTGAGCCCCAGTTGCTTGGCAATTGAACTCATCAGCACATTACGGTTCATGCCTTTGTAAGCACTATCTTCTGCACCACCATAGTAGAACTGTCCCCAATCCAAGTTAGGGAAAAACATAAAGTCTGTTTGCACGTAGCCATTTTGAGGATTACCGTTGATGGGGGTTCGCAGGTGTACTTCGCCACCTTTCTTTACCCAGGCTCGGGGATCTTGTCCGTGGCTTTGTGCCCATTGTGTTAGTTTTGCTGTGAGTTGTTCTTTGGATATTTCATTGGCATCCACTGCCATGTCCATGTCGCCCGATGTGGGTTTACGACCAGTTGAGCCCAGCCAACGTTCACGCGGAAATTCCAGACCTGTAAGTGCTTCCAACCACTGCACTGTGGCTGCTACATCGCTTTGATTGATGCGGCCAGTGAGCGGATTGCCATCAGCATCTTTGAATACATTGCCGCCTTCTAATAATCTCATGTTGCTTGTCCTTGTGCCGCTATTGCTTGTTGCAGGCGTTTTTCTAAATTGGCATAATCTTGAGCACTAGGCATTCCTTTTTTTGCACCGCGCATTTGATTGGTTGATGCTGTTGGCCCAGGCGGTTGGTCAAAGAAGTTTGGGTCACTTGCTGCCTGTTTGGCCAGAGCCGCTGTACTTTCCTGGTTAGCACGTATATTATCTATTTGTTGAGCAGTGAGTCCTGACATTTTCAGCTGATTTTTTAGTGTGTCGATTATTTTGACTGCTTTTTGTTGTTCTTGTTGAGTATTGGCTTTCTGGTACAGTTCCAGACTCTTCTTGTAGTTTGCAATTTGTTGTGCTTGCGCGGATTTTTTGGCTGCAAGACTGTCGTTTGCCTGTTTCATCACTAACTCAACTACATTATTGAGATCTATTTTCAAATCATTTCCTGCTTGATTGATCAACTGGGCAGCACTTTTTATATTATTTGGGGTGAGCATAACGCTGTTTTGATTTAAAGTTTGTTGTCTAGTCCATTCATTGCTGAGTCGAGACGCAATATCGTTTTCTTGTTTTTGGATAGCCGTAAGGCCTTGCCCCATGCTAGCGGCCATATGCCCACCTGGATGATATTGACCTTGTTGACTCAATGGTATTCCGGCCGTATTCAGTGTTTTGTTAGCAAAGTACTCTGCGGCATTGCGAGCAAATCCTGCTTTTCCTGGAGTGGTCGGTGTTGGTGCTTTGGCACCCTTTATTGTTTTAAAATTACTAGCTGGCGGAGTTGGTTCTGCCTGAGCTGCTGGTTCTGCCTGTTGTGTTCGAAACGCCTGAGCTTCTTTACTGCCGCCCGGTTTTACATTGGTATTCACCGGAGTCCAAGAGTCAGCAGCAGGTGCAACAGATGCTGGTGCAGCAGATGTTGTGGGTTTGGTAGCCGGTGCTGCTAATGCCTGTCTATTGGTAATATCTTTAGCATCAACATCAATCACATTGGGATCCGATTGATTGGGTCTAGCTTTGTTGGCAGCAGTCAGTGATCCAGTTCTGGGTGCCGCAGTTGATACACCACCAGTGGATGTTGTTGCAACGCCAGTACTGGGCGTTTTGGCTGGAGCAGTTGTTTTTGGGGCCAAAGCAAGATTTGCACTTGGTGCCGGTGCCGGCTTGGGCATCATGTTTGGTGCAAATGTCACTTTGCTTGGGGCCACAGTCTGTTGTGGCATGGCCACTGTGGTTCTTCCAAAGTTCACAGGATTACTACTGACTCCTTTGAGTATGCCTTCGTTTACCTTACGGCGTGCAATTTCATGTATCTGCATTTGTTCTTCTCACTGATCTAGCAAACTTGCCAGAGTCCCTGGTACGTATGGCATTTAGCAATTTGCGTTGTAGGTTTTCAGCTTGGTCAGCTGGAAATTCTGTGTCGATTTGTTCCAGCAGTCTGATGGCATTGGCAATAAGGGTAGCCGCACGATTTTCAATCAACAGGCGGCGATCACGCTCGATGTACAAATCATCTAATTCTTCTAATAAACTACGAGTGCGTTTTTGCATCTGCTCTGGGACCTTTGAATTATTTAGCGGCTTTATACTTTTAAATATTCAATTAGTTCTGGAAAAATTTTGCGCCAACTAGTACCTCGTCGCTGATCAATCTTGTCAAGATGAAGTTTTGCCAGTGGCAAATTTTTATTGTCCAGTGATAATACACCCGAACAAGGCTGTTTTCTATATTCAATAGGGTCAGTGAATTTATTTACATAAAAATTAGAAGCAAGCCAATTGTCAAGATTATTAATATTATGTTGGTTTAGTATGCTAACTGTTGTGTTGACTGCAAACATACAATTATGCGGCGAATTATTTAAAAACCATTGCAAATTTTCTACTAGTTGAGACCATTTGGCCGGGTATCGTTGATACTCAAATCGTTCTTCTATATCGTCAATGCTGAAGTCTATTTGTACCAGTTTAAATTGTTTCCATAATTCTATCAATTTTGAATCTGGACGAATAGTACCATTGGTATTGTAATTGATATGCACTAGATTTTTATTTGGTATTGCATTTAAAAATTCTACATGTTCTTTGCTTAGTAATGGTTCGCCACCATTGAAATGCACAAACTTTAAAGTTGTTAAATTTATATTGTTCCAGAACTTGTTGACAACAACTTTCTTTTTTTCAATTGGAAAATTCAATTCGCTTTTCCAAGTCGAGCTGTTGTCAGGAATGCAAATTGCACAAGCTAAATTGCAAAGATCCCCGGTCCAATAATCTAGTCTAATTAACTCAACATCGGTGTTATAGTAACCATTATCTTTGTACCAGTCATTGCTGCCAATCCTTCTGCTGTGCCCAAATTGAGCCTCGGACTTTTCGCAATTGTTGCAGCTATTTGGAAATTTACCTGTTTGCCATGTTTCTCTTACATTTAATAATTTACTGTCATTAACAAAATCAATTTGATCTGTTGCATGCACTGTAGAGTAACAACAGGCAGAAATGCATAAATTTCCCTGTTGTGATTCAACGTTGAGATTTTTAAATGCATCAATACAGGTGATCATGGCGTTTTGATCTTGCCTAACAATTGCTTGAGCTTGGCACTTTGTACATCTGCAGAAACTTTGCCTGTTTCCTGTGGGCCTTGTTCCCAAGCAGGGATTCCGGTAGCTCGTTCCCAAGGTGCAGGCTTGGCATCGTCTGCGGCGGCAGCACTAACTTGGCTTTTTGCTTTGATCGAGTCCATGATACTTGTACTGGGCTTTTTGCTAAACCCGTTTTCGTTGTCATCCCCGCCTTCATCAGTAATGCGCATGGTTTCAATGTTGTACTCCAAATCAATTTTTTGACCAACGCCGGTCGAGCTTCGAGACTTCATACACTGGATCTGATACTTGC